GTGACAATTTTTTTCATTAGTTCTCTCTGAATGTGTTTGCCTAATAGGGGGATTGCGTTTCGTTTTACAGCTAAAGCATCAAACATACCTTCAACTAAAATTAAAGGAGAAGACCAATTGATAAATAATTCAAATGGTACTACATCTTTACTCATTGGAGGATTTTTATATTTAACTGGTGAGTGGGGGTTGTAGTTACGGGCTACGAAATAATTTAGTGATCCTTCGTGGGAATACGAGGGTATAATAATCATATAATCATAGACACCACCATCGCAATAACCAATATTGTAACGCAGTATATCCGCTTTACTTACGCCACGTTTCTTCAAATAAGCTAATGCTTGCCTTCCCTTAATATCGGATTTTGTTAATTCAAGTAGTGGTTTAAACTCTTTAGGTAAATTAATTGCCTCTACTTTTTTAATATTATCCCTATAATCTTTATAAGAGACATGCTTTTTAATTTCGGCAATTTTTTCACTTGGAGCCTTAGCTTGTTTTAATAAAGTAACTAAGTTTGTACCTTTTTTATTACAAACCCAACAATGCCAAGGATTTTTTTGTCCATCAGTAAAGTTTACCTCTAATTTAGGTTTAGAATGGTGGCAAAACGGACAGTGATACGCTTGATTACCACGTGCTGTAGATTTTCCAGTTCCTAAAACGGAATTTACTATGTTAACTAATAAATGGTTTACCATATAACGGTAAATGTATTAACCTATTTTTGCGACTCAAAGTCTTTTGTGAAAAACTTTCCAAGAATATTATCGTTAAAGAATTCATGAGGGTTTTCTAAAACTTGGTATACAAATAATGCTTTTGTTTCCTCATAAGTCAATAATTTTTTACTAGGAGCTAAAGTTAAAATTTCACGTTTAAAGTTTTCTGGGGGATCGTTTTTGAGTAGTTCTAAAAGATGCTTATTAGAACCCCAATAAGTTTTCCAATCAGATTCTTTTACTACTTGTTTAAAAGAGGGTTTACGTCCTTTAACACCCTCATACATTGCTAAGTCTTTTTTTCCTAACTTTACCTTACGAGTAAACTTTAATACTTTTTTACCAATATACATTTTACCACTAGGAATATGGGTAACTCTATAGGTAAATCCAAAAGTTGATGGAGGAAAATCCTCTAATGAGGTCATTTCCTCACCTTTATATAACCAATTCATAATTTTTATCTGTCTAAGTTAATATAGAACGTAGTATCAGTCGTTCTTGAAAGTGGGTAGGGTTGAGAGAGTTTTCCTACCGCTAATAAATTTTGGGCATCATCATATAGCCCAATTGTTGTTACATAGGGTTGAAAATAGCTTCCACTAGTAAACCCATATAAAGATCCATCTGTGGAGCCTGAGATTATGGTGGGGTTTAAACTAAAATTGTATTCGCTTTCTCTAACTGTTGCTTTATATTGTGTCTCGTATATTGTATAAGAAGAAGAGAATGAGCAAGTTACATTAGCAGCACCTACAAAATCACTAGGGGAATTACCTCCAATATCTTGTTTAGTTAAAATAGCTAATCCGTGTTGATAAATTATATTCCCTACATTCACACTAGCTGAGACGATATTACCATTTCCATCGTCTGTAAAGGTAGTATTATTAGTAATATCCTCCCACCTAAATGATTCAGGCTGAATATATTCTCCAAATAATTGGGAAGGGATTGAAAATACTGCTACACCATTTCCAGAGCCTGTAGGGTAAAATCTATCTTGAGTTAAGGTAGATTGAAGATAATTTTCATATCTACCTGCTGAGCTTGCTGATCCAATTAAAGTATCTCCATCAGGGGTATAACCAGGAAGTAATTCAGGGACTGATACTGATGATCCTGCACTACTACTTAAAAAATTTGAGTAATATAATTGTTTAACAGAATTATATACTAGAGCTTGATATTCTGTAGAAAGGGTTCCTGTTGTAGTTTTATTAGTAGTAAAATCTACATTAGTTCCTTGAAATCTATCTATTTGAACATCAGAGTCTCCAAACTCAGACTGTGAAAAGCTAAAGCCCTTATTTACCTCAAATGGGGTAACAATTAAATCTTGTGCTAAAAATTGTTTGTATGCTGCCATTCATTTTAGAAATCTAGCTTAACTCTAATAAGGGCTTCCTTAGTAAAGTCTTTTTTCAATGGTTTTGATAATTTAGCTACTGCTAATAATTCACTATTATCATTGTATAAACCTACAGTTGTAATATAAGTTTGGGGATTATTTACAAATGAATCATAAATAACTTCACCAGTTGAACCCGAGATAAAGCTTGGGTTTTCTGAATAGTTGAATTGTGAGCTTCTAGGTCTTACAAATATAAAATCAGAAGTAATAGTTTCTGAAGAATTTAATACAAAATTAGCAGCTCCAGATCCTGAAATAGCATTATAGATTAATTCGTAATTAGCCTTATTATCATTAGTGGCTGACACAGGTACAATACCTGCTGATTCTGAAATTGCAAGTGGGTTTAGCAATAAAGTTGAGATATCTGGTAAAAAGAAACCATACGAGCCTTGATTTTCAGAATATCCATTTGAATTTACTCCTGTAAATACAGATCCAGCTGAACCAGATACTAATTGGAATACTCTACCTGCATCATTGAATTGTACTGAACTAACAACTTGAGAGTTATCTGTTAAAGATAATACAGGTTTACCATCTGAGCCTGAAAGTTCTAAAGTTAAAGATCCTGGGAATAGGGATTCTTTATATCTGTTTCTATCAATTGAGATTGCATAAAAATCTGATGCTGTAATTCCTCCAAAACTAAAATCTGCATTTTCATCTCCTAAAACTAAGTTTCTATATTGACCATAATTTGTTGAAGAAGGAGATTTACCTACTACTGCGCTATCAAAAGGAACACTACCACTTCCTTCTTTATTCCCATAAGCGATTGCAAATTCTAATTGGTTATTTGCTGCATCAGAAAATACATTAAGATAATAATCTCCTGAAGAGGCTGCTGTTTGGGTAGATGAAGTAAAGAATGTAGATAAAGTAGCTGTTCTACTATCTGTAAATAGTCCTGCTGTAATACTATCAGCTGATACTACAAAGTCGTCTGTTTCTAATCTATTAAATGACATAATTAAGATACTTTATTTACGGTTACAGGAATTTGAACACGAGCTCCCGAATCTCTACCTACTACAGTTAAAGTAGCTTGTAATGAAGAATTAGTACCAAACAATGTATTAGTAGTAGTAGCTCTTAAGTTAATTGTAGTTCCTACTACTGTTGCAGATACATTTGTACCTAATGTAGTAGTTGAATTAGCATTAAGTGCTGTAGCATCTGCTGTATTAATTCCTACACCCTCAAATGTGTTAAATAATCTAACATCGGAAATTGTAGCAGTATAACCACCTGCCTCATTTTGATTACCACCTAAGTAGTTTAAAGTTTGAGGAGTAATAGCTAAAGAAGCACCTTGTTTGATTACGATTGAAGTATATCCTAAATCCAAAATTGGCATACGAGCTGTACCACGTGGTAAAGTGGTAAGTTTATATTTCATGATTTGAGTCTCATCTGGGAATGCTTCTAATAAAGGCATGTTTTCAATTGCTTGCCCGTAAAAAGAAGAACCAGATGGATGATTTGGATTATATAAAGTATAATCGATTTCATCATCTGCTAATGCAAATTGTGTGATTTGGAATGAACCATCGTTTTTAGCTAGTAACTCTCTACCCTTTTTAGTAAGGATAGCATCTACTGTTACTACCGAATTATTTAAATATCCCATTGTTTAATACGTATTTTGTTATAAATATATGTTTTTCTAATTTTGATTACTAATTACCGTAAGTATCACTAATATATCCTAAATTATCTTTTATAGTAGATGGTGAGTTTTGGGAATATACTAAACTTTTTCCTAATCCGGAAAGAGTATTTCCTCTAACTATAATTTGATTACCCCAAGATTCCCAAATTAGGATACCGTAAGCATTATTCCCTATTACTGCATCATCTAAAGCAGATGGAAGAGTTCTATCTAAAACTAATCCTCCACCACTTTCTGTTACTACATCAATAATTTTACTTACCCCATAATATCCAAAAGGATCAGATACATCATACGTTGAAGTAAATTCATAATTTAAAGTAGAATCAGCACCAGTATTTACTACAGGATTTGCTAATTTGGTATATAAAGAAACATACCAATCATTTTCACTATTATCAAATGTAGTTTTAAAATTAGGTAAGAATGAAGAACTTTGTATAAATGTACCTTCGGCATATTGACCACTACCATTAAGACGGACTGCAAATACTCCACTATCGCCACCTGCAGGGAATGCTATTCCGTCTTTACCACCAAAAGGAGTATATGAGGAAGTCAATACTGCTTGTTGAGCACCAAAATCACTAGCTATCATATAAGT